TTATGGTATTATTATATTAAGGAGGATGATATAAATGTGGATTCTAATTCAACATAATGAAGATAATACTCGTTTTAAGTATGTTACATCACATGATTATAATGCTATAATTTCTTATATAAATAATTTTAATGGTGTGAAAAAATATAGTGATTATTTGTTTATATCTAATATTAATAAAATTATTTTTGAAATTAAGTTAGGAGAGGATTTAGATTATTATGAGAAGACAAGCAAGAAAAAAGAGTATAACAAGAAAACTTTCTACAACAAAGAATATAGACAAATTAGAAAGAGAAACAAAGAAGTTAGTTAGTAAAGCTAATGCTAGACTTGATTCACTACAAAGACGTTATAAGAGTGGAACATGGGCAAGTAAGAAACTAGCTAATAGACTTAGTTCTAATAAGATGAGGATGTGGACTAAACAAGGTAAAATTAAGTTAAGTAAAAATCCTACTAAATCTCAATTAGTTGCTGTTAATAAGGCAATTACTCAATTTTTGAATAGTCAAACATCTACTAAAAAAGGAATATCTGATGTAAGAGAAAAAACAATTGAGAGTTTAAGAGGAACATTATCATCTGATGTTGAAGAGATGAGTTATGATGATGCAGAGAAATTTTATGAAATGTTTGGAAATAATGATTTTCAAACTATAGCTGATAAAATTGGTTCAAGTGCATTACAGGCATGTATAGAAGATGCAATTGAAAATGGTGACAGTGAAAGCGATTTTGTTAAACGTTTGGAGTGGTACGGTGGTGTAGGTATGAATGATTTAGATATGCGTGATGCTGCTAATCGTTTATATGAGAAATATGTATTATAGAGAGGAAGATGATATTAGGTGTTATATTGGGATAAGTATAATGGAAAAGGACATGAACCTAATATCAAAGGAAATCGTAAATATTATGATACTAACATATATACTTTCGATATTGAAACAAGTTCATATTATATTTTAGATGGTAAAGTTTATCCAGCTATCAAATATGATGATTTAGAAGATAAAGAAAAACAAAGAGCAATTAAAAGAAGTCATATGTATATATGGATGTTTGGTATTAATGATATAGTGTATTATGGAAGAACTTGGGATGAGTTGAAATTATTTTTAAAAAGACTTGATGATCATATTAGTGATAGAAAATATGTATTTATTCATAACTTAGCATTTGAATTTCAATATTTAAAAAGTAATTTTCATTTTGATGATGTACAGGCGAGAAAATCACATAAGGTAATAACAGCAATTATGAGAGATTATAATATTGTACTTAAATGTAGTTATATGATGAGTAATGTTGCATTGAAATATTTACCTAAAATGTTTGATTTACCAGTTGAGAAAAAAGTAGGGGATTTAGATTATTCATTAATAAGAAATCCTAATACACCAATGAGTGAGGTTGAGTTAGGTTATTGTGAATATGATTGTTTAGTTTTATATTATTATATTTTAAAAGAGTTAGAAGTATATGAGGATGTAAAACATATCCCAACAACTAACACAGGTAAAGTAAGACGTGAATTACAAGATTTAACAAGAACTAATTTTAAATATAGAAGAATAGTAAATAAAGCAATTAATACAAATCCTATTATATATAATAGATTATGTGAGGCATTTTTAGGAGGTTACACACATGCTAATTGGATATATGCTGATGAGGTTCTTGAAGATGTTGATTCATATGATATAGCAAGTTCTTATCCTTATGTTTTAGTATCACAAAAATATCCTAATAGTGAATTTAAACCGTGTAAAATAAGGAAACGTGAAGATATGTCTAAAAGACTTGCTTATTTATTAGTTGTTAAGTTTAAAAATGTTAAATGCAAATACTATAACAATTTTATAAGTGCTAGTAAATGTCGAAATTTAAGAGGTGCTAAATATGATAATGGTCGATTAATTTCAGCTGATGAGTTTGAAATGACTTTAACGGATATTGATTTTTACTTTTATTTAGATACATATGATTTAGAGTATGAGATAATTGAGTGCTATTATTCATCCATGTCATATTTACCTAAAACATTAATTAATTTTATTTTGGATAAGTATGTTGGTAAAACTGAGTTAAAAGGTGTTGAAGGTCGTGAGATGGAATACGGAAGAATTAAAGGAATGTATAATTCAATCTATGGAATGAGTGTTACAAATAACATTAGAGATGATGTAGTGTATAATGATAGTGATGGCACGTGGGAAGAGGTTCCACTTGACAATGATACAATAATTGAAAAACTACAAACGGAAAAGAAAAAATCATTTTTATCGTTTGCTTATGGAGTATGGGTTACAGCATATGCTAGGGACAATTTACTCCGTAGAGTAATTGCTAATGATGATTATGTTGTTTATTGTGATACTGATTCATGTAAGTTAGTAAGAGGATATGATAAAAAAGTGTTTGAAGACTATAACAAGCAAGTATCTGATAGAATTAACTTTGTTTGTAAGGTTTTAAAATTAGATGTTAATAAATATGCTCCATCTGATATTAAAGGAAACAAACACATGATGGGACTATTTGAAAAAGAGTGCAATTATGAAAAGTTTATAACTCAAGGTGCTAAAAAATATGCTTATATAATAGATGGAAAAATACATATAACAGTTGCTGGAGTTCCAAAAAGTGGAGCAAAAGCATTAAAAACTCTGGATGATTTTAGAGATGATTTTGTATTTAGTTATAAAGATACTAATAAAAATTTAGTAATGTACACAGAAGAGCAGTCACCTGTAGAGGTTATTGATTATTTAGGATTAAAATATTTAATAACTGACCGATCAGGATGCTGTATATTACCTAATACATATAAGTTAAGTAAATCACTTGATTATACTAATTTAATTAGTGATGAATCAAGTAAGAGAGCAAGATTTAAGGAGGGATAAGATGTTGGCTTATGAGGATTATACTAAGCAAAAGAAAAGAAGAGGAAATTTTAGAAATACAACAAAACAAGAAAGAGCTGAAATATTAGGAAATGTAATTTGTCCAAGATGTGGTTACCAAAACAAAATGTTTTATGCAAAAAAATATGGTACATGTAATTTATGTGGAACTACAATTGATTCTTATTATTTCAAAAGAACGCTCTTAAAAGAACTTAGGAGGAATTAAGATGGAAGACAAAAACGATTTAAAATTTTTACAAGGATTTACAAAAGTTAGAATATCTAAGGCATGTAAATATTTTGGATTTAATCAATCAAATTTAATGAATGGTAAATCAGGAAGACTAGCTGAGAAAAAAGTGAGAAACTATATTGAACAGGAGTTAGCAAAAGTTAGAATAAATGAAACAATTGATGTAGTAGGTGAGATTGAATGTCAAGAAAAGTCATCCACTATTCAATAGATGAAATAGATAAACTTGGAGCTAACGTTAATCTAATATGGGGTGAAAGGTCAAACGGTAAAAGTTATCAAGTAAAACATAAAAAAGCTATAATTCCATATTTAGAAGATGTTACTCGTTACGTTGATAATTATTATGATAAAGGAAATATTATTAAAGAAAGTCAAGAAAAAGGAAAAAGATTTATTTTGATGAGAAGATTTAAAGAAGAAATCAACTCAGCATGGATTGAATCATATTTTAGTGATGTAGATGTTGAAAAGTTAACAGATGGAGAGTATAACATGATAACTCTATATAGAAAAGAAATATTTCTAACTCATTATGATGTAGAAACTCATAAATCCAAACGTGGAGCAAAAATAGGATATGCTGTAAGTTTATCAACGGAGCAAAATTATGCTGGAGGATCATATTTGGATGTATCTGATATAATATTCGAAGAGTTCATGTCACGTACAACATACTTGCATGATGAACCTAATAAGTTATTAAACTTTTATTCTACAGTAGATAGAAAAAGAGGTACAACTAAGATGTGGTTAGTTGGAAATACAATTACAAGAGTTTGTCCTTATATTCAGGATTGGGGACTTAATGAAATAATATTCAAACAAAAACAAGGTGAAATTAAAACATTATGGATTCCAACTGAGGAAGTTGATGAAGATGGAAAATTAATTGAAGTAAAACTTGCTGTTGAACATTGTAAGTCAACAGGAGCATCTTCTTACGTGTTTGGTACACATGCTAATATGCTAAATAAAGGTGAATGGCAATCCGACCCTCAACCTAAACTTCCTAAAAGTTATAATGATTATAAGATGCTTTTTAGGTTTGCATTTCATTATAAGACTTTTACATGGCTTTGTGAGTATTTGATGGATAAAGAAACTAAAGATGTTATTTGGTTTATATATCCATATTCTGGAGAGCTTAAAAACAATATAATAGTCTTTAGTGATATAATAAAGACAAGTCCATACTGGCAAAAAGATATTTATAATCCGTTAATAAAAAATAAAACATTAGTTGATTTGTTTAAAACATTTAGAGAAAACAGGATTTTCTATTCAAGTGACTTGTGTGGTACTGAATTTAAACAATCAATTGATTTTGAGATAAGGAGATGATTTAGATGGGTTTACAAAATTCAAATATAATAATATGTAAGAATATAAAATTAGATAAAAGTTATAAAGATGTATTAAATTATAGTGAGCAGCAAATGGTTAGTTTATGTCAAGCTAATGCTGTTGCTAGTGCTAGTAACTATTCATTTATAAGAAGTGAAAGAAATGTAATAAAAACATCATTTTCTTATAATGATGCTCTAAAATGTAATTATATGGCTTTTCAAAATCCAGATTATTCTAACAAGTGGTTCTTTGCTTTTATTGATGATGTGGAGTATGCTAATGATGGGACAAGTAGAATAAAATATACAATTGATGAATTTTCTACATGGTTTGATTATTGGAATCCTGAACCATGCTTTGTAGAAAGAGAGCATGTAAATGATGATTCAATAGGAGCTAACACTGTTCCAGAGGGACTAGAGTGTGGTGAGTACGTAATAAATGCAACAGGTGATGTTGAAACTGACCTGCAAACAACTGAGCTAATTTGCATAGGTGTTTCATATCTTCCTGATAATACTCCATTTGCTACACAAAATAGAGTATATGCTGGAGTTTTCTCAGGAGTGTATTATGTATTATTTAAGTTTACAGAATCAGCTGCTAAATTTATTCAAGCATTTTCTGATATGGGACACTTAAATGATATAGTAAATATATTTATGATTCCACTTGCTATTGCTAACGTTGATTATACAGATGGATGGTCAACAGGTGATTTAGGAAATCAAACAGGAATAAACTTTAGAGTTTTACCTAATTCAGCTGGTGTAATAACTCTAAGAAATGCTGATATTTCTCTTTCAATGCCCGGTAGTTTAAACGGGTATACTCCAAAGAATAACAAGTTATTTTGTTATCCATATAACTTGTTAACTATAACAAATAATGTAGGAACTCAAGCTGAGTATCATTATGAAGATTTTATTAATAATAGTCCATTATTTAGTTTAATTGCTGCCGTTTCTCCATCATGTTCTGTATGGTTATTTCCAAATAATTATAAAAAATCTAGTGATGCAAAAGGTGGATATAACTGGGGATTACCTGTTGCAAAATACCCACAAGGATCATGGAACGGAGACCAATATACTAACTGGATGACACAAAATGGAATCAATTTATTTGGGCATAGAATAGATGCAGCAACAACAAAAGCAATAGGAGGTTCTATTAAGGCATTTGGTGGAGCTGCTACAATGGATGCAGATAACATCGGTT